TGTCTCATGTCAATAGTCCGATATGTCTGCTGTTGTATGCCGTACCACTAGCTTAGGTGAGTTACTACGTAGCACTGTGTTGTTATGCTTTACGTAATCCTCTGCCCGTGACTCATCACTAAACGCCTCGTAGTATACACCTTCTTCATCTTCTACTACGTACAAATCAATCCACTGTGCTGCACTCATCCTCTTGCCTCCAACGCTGCCCAACTTGTACTAAACTCTGGTTCGATTGCTTGCTTAAGTAACTCAGCAAACTCTTTAGCCTCTTGCTGCGCCCCTTCACCTGAACGTAGAGAGTACACATGATAGAAAGCTAACAGGTTACCCGACCAGATAAAGTTTACCATCATGCTCTGAGGCAGTATCATACGTGCCATCTCTGGTGCTACACCTGCATCTAATAGAGCCTCATAAAACTCCACACCTTCTTCTAAATACTCCTCGTATGCAAGAGCAACAGTGTAATTAGCATAGTATGTACAATTTAAATCTTTTATAACACCTGCACTACCCTGCTTGATGCTGCCCTCAGGACGCCCACGCCACTCTGTAGGGACGTAAAACTCAGGAGGTGAGTCAATGTACCTACGACTCTCTTCGTTCCATGTAAGCCCTGCTTGGTGCTTCATCAGCTGTCGTGCAAGGAATAGAGGAACACTGCAACGAAGCTGTATAAAATTATGTCTAAACGGAGTGTCGTGTCGGTGTTTAGCAAGATATTGTATAAGTCGTTCATCTTGTCCTGTTATCTCCTTTGTTTCTTTAGCAAAGCTAACCCTCGCACTATTAACTACAGATAAATCACCACCTGCACTATCAATCAACTCAACTTTCATTCTCTAATCTCACCTTCTCTTGTCGTGCTATGCGCTGTAACGTACTGTCCTGCGCCTCATACATCTCTTCAGCTATGAACAATAGGTTGGTCTTGGCTAGAACTCCCGCCCTGTATGGGCTCACTCCGTAAGCCTCAAGACCCTTTGCTGAATCATAGAACAACTCATCTTCATCAATTACGTGTGCCATTAGTTCACCTCTTCAATGTCGTACACAAACCATTCTACATGATGGGCTTGCTCCTCGTCAAATGTACAATCAAGCTCATACTCTACCAATGCCTCAGCTTCTACCTCATCATGCGCCTCAATAGGAACTTTGATTAGTTTACGTACTTCAACTGTTACAATATATTCGTTCTTCATTTCTTGTCCATCCATGTAGGCATAGTTCGTTTAGTGTATTTAAGTAGGTCTTTCTTAGCGTTTAGGTAGTAATCACGGTACGCCTTAACTGCATCATCATTCTTGTACTCATCTGGCATAGCTTGAGCGAATGGTGTTAGACCTAAGTCGCTAAGTTTAGCAAGTACCTGCTCAATGTCAACCCCTCGCATAAACTTATCTACACTTAGATGGTTTTTAGTATGCCCGAAGCGATACATATACTCTTTGTTAAGCTCCATCATCAAATCATACAGCCAAATGTAATTAGCCTTGCTTGCTGCTGCCCACTTAGTGGATGGATGGTGCTTGTGTGTAGACTTGTAAGGTGATTCTACACCTAGCTCATTAGCTATTGTACACAACATCTGAGCTGACTCAAGTATCATCTTAACTACGTGCTTATCGCAGTGTGCTGTTGCGTTACGTGCAACGTCAGTGTCTAATACGAATATATTCATTTGTTTCTCCAATTTTTCTAGTAAATTTCACATCCATGGATTTATTCATTGGTCATGGATTTGTATTCTACTATACCGCTACTTCATAGTCAGCATATTCTAGGTATGTCTCCATGTCATCACATAGTACACCATCTTCACCTACATGGTAAACCTTTTCTTCAGTATATTTACCATTAGACCATTGAATGAATACACGCTCATTGTTATCTACTAGCTCAAAGCCTACAATACTCTTACTCATTGCATCACCTCGTATACTTCACCACCACACTTAACACGTTTGATTGTCTCAAGATTAATAGTACGGTAACCCTCCACTTGAGTGTCGTAGATAGTCATATAACTATTGTCCTCTCGTACTGTTTTATTCTCACCACCTCGTAGGTGCTTGGTTACCCCGAAGCGACCTGTTAGCTGGCGCATTGTACCATCCTTCTTAACAAATTCCACACTAACGAACTTGCCACCTGTACTATTTAGTAACGCACCTAATTTGTATTTGTTAATAAGCATACCTTTTCTCCTTTCAGTCGAAAACGTCTGTCGTGCTAACGCACTCCATAATCATTTAATTACATTTTTAATCTGGTAGTCATACGCCCAATTGTCGTTGTCTCTACCTTCTACGTGATAGTCTACCACATAGTGTTCTTCATCGTCAATCTTTTCTTTACCTACTACTACTCCATGTACTACTTTACCTAATCCCCATCCTGTAGCTACCTCAATGGTAGCCCCTATCTTGATATCATTATAGAACATTGTACTACTCCTCAAACTCGTATTGAATATCTCTCATTACTTCTTTCGGTAGCTCTGATTCATGTATATAGATACCCTCCTCAGTCTCATAGTCAGCATAGTATAATACATCCATTATCTCATAGGTATTTTTATACTCACCATAATATTCATCTGGGTCACTAGCTATTGGGCTGTAGTTACCCTTGCGAATCTCCCAAGTATCTACCTTAACCAATACCTCGTACACTGCCCCTTCATACTCATACTCTTTGAGGTGTACCTCTGTTTCGTATGGTGTAGGTTCATAATCATAATCATCATAGTCTGAATCATAGTACATGGTCAATCCTCCTCCACTGCTTCGCAGCGTCTGTCTAGCTTACGCTCTCCATAATTATCCAGCAAAGTTACCAGTATGCCTGTTACGCATCTCAATTGCAATACTACGCTTGCCTAAATGCATTTGAGTAAAGGTACGCTGTTTCTCTATGCCCCATCCACGACTCTTGAACTTGCGTTTAGCATAGAATCCTTTTACTCCTACAATATTAAATCGAATACGTCCATTAATGTTATCACTTAGTTTAATTAGTTTCATCTTACACCTCTACTTTATTAAAGTCTACTGTAGCCCATGCCATCAAGCCTAATCCCGCTATAGCGTAGTACAAACTTGGTAACATATCAACATTATTTTCTATTCCACCTACTCCACCTAGTACTAGGATAAAACCTACTGCAAATCTAATTGTACCCTTCATACTGCAAACCCTCGCTTGATTGCAAACTCTTTAACCTTGTTAGTACCCTTCAGCTTGAGACCTACTATCTGTCCCTTGCTATCTTCAAAGCGTCTGTCATGCTTGTCGCCATCTAGTACCGGCATATCTGCCCACTTGATTGGTACTTCTTCAGCAAATACTACCGCAACATTAATACCCTTGTCAACTACTTTTTTTACATCCTCTACACTATGGCCTTCATGTTTGCTGAATGTAAACATAACATTACTATACTTTTTCATTCGCTCTGTTAAGTCTATGCGTTTAGTGTACTCATAGAATTGTATCATAGGAAACTCACTATAGATATAACCCCAATCTAAATCACTTGTACCATTCAATCTAACTGCTAACTTCTTGCCTTGCTTAGTCGCATCCGCTAGGGCTTGCATTAATTCACCACGCAGCTGCATATCAAACACTTCACGATTATTGTAGTACAACTCTGTCCGCTTGCGCCTAGCTTGTACTGCATTATCCATCCGCATACGTCCGCTATTGATTAGACAAGACTTGCGACACCCAGCACTAGCACCACTACATATATCTTTGTTAAAGAGTGGGTCTAGGTACATGATAACATTCATTACATCATCGGTCTGAGACTTATCAAGTTTAGCAGCTTGCCTAGTCAGTAACTTACTCATAGTTTCACCTTTGTTTGTTGTTTCAGTGTGTTCATTATACACTTTTTACTTTCTTTGTCAACCTTTTTTTAACCATTTAGGTAATTATTAAGGTCTAAGTTTAATGTCGCATTTATTATTGGCTTGTTATTCTCTGCCAGTGAGTCGCTTCATCAATCTATGGTTATAAATATACAGGAAAATAAGAAAGAGTCAACCCCCAAAACGAAAAAAAGTGATAAATATTCAAAATAATTTCAAAGGGTAAAAAATGAAAGGGTATGCCCCTATCATAGAATGAATGGTTAGTCAAATATAAATATCAAAGGGTAAATGAGAATCATTATCATCAAAGGGTAAAATCAAAAGAATACTCAGCCTGTGGATAAGTCTGTGGATAACTTTGAAAGGTTAGCCCCTTGTGGATATCCTGTGGATAACTTTTCAAGAGGCTTCAAATGTAAATGAGAATCATTCTCAATATCTATTTAACATAATATTTTAAATATAAACACAAATGATAATCATTATCAAATGATAATCAATATCAAATGAGAATTATTCCTAAATGCAAATGAGAAGCATTCGCAAATGAGAATCATTCTCAATACCCCGGGGCATGGGGGGTTTCTATACGCCCAAACGAGAGAGAGACACCTTACATTTTTGTACCATTTTTCGGTTACCTTTTTATGTACGTATTAGTGTAGTGTTGTTACAGTTTTATGTACGTAATAATGTATGTTCCCGAACGGGTAGTTACACGAGTAGGCAGCCTGTAAGGATTTCTTACAAGTTCAGGTCGAGGGCGGTAGATATGACCTATTAAATAAGGTCGGGCATATAGAGTGTGTATAGTACGTGTGTATACTCTATCCGTACATATATACATATACACCTTTACCCTATCCGTACATATATACATATACACCTTTACCCTATACGTTTACGTATAGAGTAGACTTGACACATAAATTCCTCTATAGCCCTTTAAAATCAATAGCTTCAGCCTCCTAAGAAGTTTCCTAAGCTATGCCCCTTACTTATACTACTATTTCCATATATCTTCTCGTGTAACCACCTCTCCATTTCCCTTTCCTTATTACGTGCTACGACCTTTTCCGTGTCTACCAACACCATATCCTTTACATATTGGCAAGCAATAGCAAGAGCATCAATACGGTCATCGTGTACAAGACTACCCTTATCTCGGGTAATATGCGTGAATTGATACATAAGTGAGTACACAATACTTGTAGGTTCTTTCTGTACCTGCTCTGCATCCCTCGCAATAAGTTCATAGTTAAATACCAGTTTATGGTTAGTGGTTAGTGGTTCAATATTGTTAATAATACGTACTTCTTTCTGCCCCTGTACCTTGAAATCATCTTCTACTGTACAAGGATAGATGTCGGCTAGTACCTTAGTAAACAGGTTGTAGAACATACCACCACCCCAGTTCTTTTCTGGTACAATGGTGTTTACCTTATGCTCCTTAGCCTTGTTAGATAGGAAGATAAGAGCCTCCTCAGAGTAGCCTTCTCTAGTACCCCCTACATCTATTACGTAGACATACCCATTCTTTACCCCCACCACAGCGTATGTAGTCTCGTCTGAGCCGCTTCCTGAGGGGTCTATGGACATGACCTTTACATCATACTCTTCGTGGTCTGTATGGACACGAGAGGGCTTGTGGTACACATCTCCTGTGAAACCCAGATTAGGTAGTTCCTTGATAACGAAATCATTACTACCAGAATAATTAATACTAATAGGTGCTTCAACACTATTTATACTGTATACAATCAAATCCTTGTTCTTGAGTGGGAATCTCTCAGCATCAGATAGTGTAGTATCTAGGTTGTATTGTAGTTTAAAGTTGGCTAAGCCCATGAAGGCTTGACGCTCTAATAGCACCTCATTGGGGAAACGTACCTTGTCAGTAGCCTCACCAGCTTTACCCTGCTGCATAATCCAATCATCCAGCTTACCATTGTAGATGCTCTCATCTTCTGGTACTTGAGCTGGGAGAATCTTAGTAGGATACTTCAACTTACCGTAGATAGATTCCATAGACTGTGGTGTACCAAGCATCAATACAGATGATGGTAAGTCTGGTATGAGTAGTGCCTCAAATTCAGATACCTGTTGTAGTAGTTTCTCACGCATTAACTCAGTCATAGAGTTGGATGGTACTTCTACGTCATCGCCTAGTACAAGAGTAGCCCTTCGACCAGTAAGCTGACCTGTGATACCTAGAGCAGCCACAGAGGGCGCTATAGCGGGTTTACACCCAGCCACATCAAATGATAGCACTGAGTCCCTTCCCTCCCCAGAGGGCTTTATATGAGCTAGGAGAGGTACTTCCTCAAATAGCCTACGTATGAAGGTTGCAATCTCAATAGCTTTAGGGCCACTAGCAGATACAACCAGTATCTTTTCATCTATGTTACGTAGTAGCCTCCAAGTAGTGTAGATAGCAGCAAGCCAAGACTTACCAGTACCACGAGCCGCTTGAAGAATAAGACGGTCACTGTTATCATTTAATAATTCAGCAATCCTATTCTGCAAGGGGGTTGGTTCAGGTAGGTTAATGTTACTGTATACATATGCTACATATGATGGAAAGTGTGTTACTAGCTTCTTTAAATCATTATCCATATAATCTCCTTTGTACCTCTGTAAGCTCCTGAGAAGCTCTAGGAGAGCCGTTAAGGTATTACCCTATACGATGACTCTCCTAGAGGAGTAAAACGTCTCAGAGAGGCTGTTAATCGCCTACGTGATGAATAGCGAAATTATCCGCTGTCACACTAATAGTACCAGCAGTATCACCTTTAATCTGAATCTTGTATTCACTGTCAGCAGAGAATGGGAAGATACCAGAAAAAGCAATGTTAATACCAGTAGCTGAAATGTAAGGAGAAGAGCCTTCCATCAATACAACACCATCTTCTACCAATGCTACAGTAGCAATCTTCTGAGATGACTCAGTAGTAGTACCAGTAACAAATAAAGATACTTTGTAGAAGGCAGTATGTGTAGGAGTGAACGTACCATTTACAGTAGATGCTGTAATTAGGTTAGACCCAAATGCTCCAAAGTTAGCTAAGTCTTGGTAAGAAGTAGTTAGGTTGTATACCTTAGGAGTAGTGTACACACCATACAAAGTACCAAATACATTGTAGTCAGAGAGAGCATTCTCTAGTGCAGCAATATCAGTCTCAGCAGTGTCTAAACGTAGCTCCGCAGCATCAATATCACCCTCTGCTGTAGTCATACGTAGCTCCGCAGCATCAATATCACCCTCTGCTGTAGTCATACGTAGCTCTAGGGCATCAATATCGTCTGCATTGACGTTAGCCGCTGCTGCGATACTAGCAGCTTCAGTAACTACTGCATTGTTAAAAGTATTGAGTTTTGTACGTACACTTAACGCACTCTCACCGTTGTTAAAATCAGCCCATGTTAGTGCCATTCGTTATCTCCTGATTCTACTAATTCTTTAATCTTAAAGGATAGGTTCTGTAGTGGACTGCTCTCAGCCACATCTACCTTCACATCGTTGTTCTTTAGAAATGTGTTGATAGCTGCAAGAGTACCAGAAGATAATTCTTCCCCTGACTCTAGCAACTCACCATAATAGTTTGCAAGTAGGGCGTGGAGTGCCTCTACCTGCTGCATACTTGCTTTTGCCATGTTTATCCCCTAGTAGTTAATTGTGTGTTCTTCAATAAGCATATCTACTGCTCCCTTGTAAATCGGGAAGTTATGAAGAGGTTGTAGTGTCTGTACGAACTTACCTACTTTAGTACTATCCGCTTTACCATCAATAACAGCTTTAAGAGCATCTGATGCTTGCTGGATACGGCTGATAGTTACACCAGACATACCGCTAATAGCGTTAGCTGATTTGTACTCGCCAAACAATCCTGTCTGAAGGAATGAAGTCATGTACTGGTAAGGTAGTGATAGTCCACCAAAGGCTGCAATGTAGTTAGAAGTCTTCATTACGTTGTTAAGCAGACCTTCTTCTGTAAAGATGTCATACTGAGCTTCGTACTCTGGAGTAAAGCCAGCTTTAATACGAGCCTGTTCTTCAAGGTAACGAATACCCATACCAATCATGTATGCTCCTACAACAGAAGCAGCCATACCAGCTACGTCATCACGTACACCTTTACGGAGTAGTATTTCGTTAGCTGCAATTGGGAAACGCATGAACTGCATTACAAGCTGTTTAAATGGGCCGGGTACAATCATCCAGTTAGGGAGTTTCATAGAGTCACCCTGAATAACACCTTCTTCGATTGCATTACCCATTGCTTGCATTAGCTTCTCTTTAGCAGAGATTTCCATCTCATCAAGACCAAGTTTGTTGATAGTTCCGTTAGGAGCAATATCACCAATACGGTCTAGTTCACCATTGATAGCCTTAATGTCATCTTCAGTCAGACCCCACTTACGTAGAAGTTTAGCTTGTTTAGGTTTAATCTTACCAGAGCCAGCAGAACGGATAAGTGTAACAGCATTACTTGCTACCATAGCTTCCATGAAAGAAGTCATAGCTCGCATACCATTATACTTGTACAGTTTACTGTTTAGCTTGTGTAAGAAGTTTTCAACCTTACCCATGTTGAACACTGAGTTAGTATCAGCCATACGGTTAATACCAGACTGTTCAAATAGAGAAGACAAGTAACCAATACGAGTAAGCTCACGTAAGAACTCAGAGTTAGGAGCAGAGTCAGTACCCAACGCTTTTAGTACGTCCTTCATAATAGCGCCATATTGGCGGTGGAAAAGGCGGTTAAAACCAGTAGCCCAAAGAGCTGATGGAATCTCCAATGCCTGAATAAGACCAAACCAACCTGCTAGCATGGCAGAGTTAGCCTGTGCTGCAATACGAGTACCTGCGTATATCTTGTTCTGCATCTCATTACCTTGGAAGATACGTAAGTTGCCCATAAGGTCATTAAATACATTCTTCATAGCTTGGATGTCTTCAGCATACGCTGTAGGCTCTAGTCCTTTAGCATTAATCTCATCATACACTGGCTTGACAATCTTCTCGTTAAACACTTCACCAATGAACTCTGATTCCTTACCTTTCTTTTTAGTAGAGTAAGTACCTTTAAGTTCAGGATGTGCTTTACGTAGAGCAATCTGGCCTTTAGTAAAGTAGTGGTATCCACCAACTACGTCAGCAGCATGAGACTGTAGCAAGTCTGCTATTTCACGGTTATCAATCTTAAGCCTACGTTCACCATAAGTACGTTTATTCTCAATCTGAGAACGAGCACTAAACAATGGGTCATTGTAGTTCATATCAATGCCCTTTGTACGCCAATCGTTAGCTAGAGTAGTAGCTGCTTCCAGCAAGGACTCATCTGACTTCTTAGCGTTTGCAGGGTGAGCACGTAAACCATTGAAGATTTTCTGGCGTAGTATTGCACCATCCATATTACGAGCAGCATGGAAGTCAATCTGACGAGGGTAGTATAGACGGTCAGGGTTGATGTTGTCTAGTTCCTTAACACCAGCACCTTTACCTTCATCAAGCATCTCTCTAAAGTACTTATTAGTAGCCTGTAGATGAGGAGGTAAGTCTACTTTATGTTTAGTCCATAGCTGCCCTAAATCCTTAGCACGTACTTCTTCTATCTGGCCTTTAATCTGCTCAAGTTCTAGCTCAGTCTGTTTCTTAATCTCATCAAGAGCTGCACGAGCTGCTGCCACTTCTTCAGTATCACGACCAACTTCTATTGTACGTTTAATTTTAGGTGGTACAAAAGCATCCTTAGTACGTTCTAGGTAGTTAATACCAAACATCTGAGTAAACTCTTGAATACCACGAGTACTACGTACACCGTCAGCGTTCTTACCTGCTTTAACATCAGCTAATAGCTCATCACGAATACGCTGAATGTCTTCTGCTTTAAAACCAAACTCAGCTTCTAGCCAATCAAGGTGTGCTTGTTTAGTTTTAGACTTAGACTTACTACCAGCAATGTAGATTGAACGTACAATGTTATCTGGGAATTTGATGTCATCTACCTGACCGTTAGCACGATACTTAGGAGCAGGGCCACCAAAGCCTTTAGGATATTTAACCTCAGCAAGACCTTCACCAGTTACAGGAATCTTTTCAGCGTTAGGCTGCGTTAGGTAATCATACCAAGCATCCTGATATTCAGGAGAGTCTTTAGGTGCATCTACTTCTACTTCTTTTTGTTCTTTAGTAGAACGTAGAATAGCGTAACCTTCTTCGTAGTCCTGAATAATCTGCTTCTTTTCTTCCCTAGCTGCTTTAAGTTCTGCCTTAGCTCGGTCATTGATTACAACCGCTTCTGGGTCAGTCTCCACTCGGAACTCTTGGTCAGCAGCAAGTTTCTGGTACTCAGCACCTATCTCTTTAAAGTAGTCATCAATACTTCCTTTGAACACACCATCTTTAACAGCATCACGATACTGCATAGCCATGTTCATCTGGAACTCATGTGCTTTACCATCAAGAGCCTTAGCGTGTGCTCGTGCAGTTACACCAGTAACACCATCGCTCATTAAAGCAGAGCTATCAGAAGCCCAGCCAAACTTACGAATAGCTTCTACGTCAGAAGAGTGTAGTTTGTGTACATCACTCGACTGCCATAACCAGCTACCACGTTCTAGTTTAGTAGGTTGTCCAGTAGCAGGGTCTACTTCTACATCTAAGCGAGGAGGTGCATCTGGGTTCTCAGGGTCTACTTTAGGTGCAGTAGTAGCATCAATCTCTTGAGCACGAGCCATATCGTCACGTAGCAGGGCATTAGATACCTGTGCTTTGTAACGTGTACGACTAATACCCTCAATAGTACTACCCAAAGTACCAGCTAGGGCAAAGCCCCATAATGCTGAAGAAGCATAATCAACTGGAGCACCCTGTTGTTCTAGGATGTAATCCGATGCCACGTTAGTAGCAGCACCGAATGTACCCATTACAGCAAAAGTCTTACCCATACGAGCAAGTGTGTTAGCAGTTTTACCTACTTGCATAGCTTTACCTGCCCACCCTGCGTATGGAACAAATCCTACAGGGTCAGCAGCACCAGCAATAAAAGACTTGCCATACTTGTTAAAGTTACTCTCATCAGCCTGAAAGCGTTGAGCAGCTTCAGTCCATAGCTTCTCTCGTCCTAGACGATTCTGAAAATCTTCTGGACTTGTAGCATCACGTACCCAATCAAGCTGAGATGCTGATAGTTTATCCCATCCGTCTTCTTGCATGAAGTGGTATCCTTCTTGAACACCACCACCATACAATTCTGGATTTTGTAGGAACATACCAGCAGAGTTAGTCATACGAAAGGCATCACCCCACGTAAAACTTTCTTCTTCTTTGTCAGGGGCAAAAGAGATGCCCCCATCGTATGTCATTTCCATTAACCTGCTCCTTCTAAGTAATCTGCTTCTTTGTTACGTCTAGTAGTATATTCACCAAACTCACGTAGAGAAGCACTAAACTGACTCCAATCTCCTGATGTAGCGTAACCCCATAAATTTCTAGTCTTAGGATTACGTGCCATAGTTCCATATTGGAATGAAACACTAGCCAGTACTGTTTTCTGTTCGTAAGATAGTTTGCTCCAAGGCGTAGTTGGATTAGAGTTATTCCATGAACGCTTCAGTCTATTAATACTAACTGTCTTAACTTTGTTAAATAGCTCAACTGCTTCTGCTGTAGAGATATGTAGGTTAGATGCTTTAAGTAGAGCTGCATCTCCTTGTAGTCCAAGGTAAGGCTTAACTTTTTTAAGCAACGGAGCAGATACTCCAGCCGCTTGTAAGTCAGCTTCACTCCACTGTCCTAAATCTACTCCTGTAGAAATAGTAACACCAGACACACCAAGTACTTCACCTGAATCATCTACTGGTACGTATCCTGTAGTTTGAAGTTCTCCTTCAAGACCTCCAATAAATTTAAAGTCAATAGTAGAAGCATAAGTAGCATTAGTCGCTTTCTCTTGTTCAGTGAGTAGACGACCATTAGCTGTTACCTCAATAACTATTTCGTTAGCTTTATTAATAGCCACTTCAGTAAGCGTATCAATAGTTTCAGGATTTACTAGCTGGTTGTTTCTAACTACTAGATGGTTAAGAATACCTTGTACTAAATCAAATGATGCTTGACGCTGGCCTTTAGCTGCTTGAGCAATAGTCTCTTGGTTATCCCATACTTCAATACCACCTTCTCCAAGACCATTGTTAGTAAACATATCTGGATATGGCAAAGTACCAGCTAGGGCAAAGCCCCATGTAGCATCTGCTAATGAAGTATCAATTTCAGCAGCTCTATCTGAGTAGTAGCCCTCTGGTCTACGAATAGGAGGAGCTTTAACTGTAGGACTTTCTGTCCAAGCATCCCAACCATCCATGTTCATACCTAAATAATCAGACTCATCAATAGAGTTGTCTTTATTAAAGATAAGCGATGGGTCAGGTGGAGGATTGTCAATAAGTCTCCACACTTCAGATGCTGCTTTAGTAAGGTTGATATTAGGGATATGTTCTAGACCTGCTGGTGTTTTAACATATGCCATAAATACTGGATTACCATTAAGAGGGTCAACTACATGACCACCACGAATAACAATATCTTCTTTCTTGATAGTAGGATGTACAGAACTAATTACATCATAAGCGTAATCAGAGAAGTGTTCACCGTAATCATTGCTAGAAGTTTGGTACTCCATGCCGTTAATAATATTTTTTTCGTATTTCTTCTCAACATAGTTTTTAATAGTACTAGCTAAGTTACTAGGAGAAATACCAGTCTCAGCAGCATTAGCATACATCAAACGATACAAACGCTTATATTCATCTACTGCACCAGTACGGAGAGTAGTGTTTGCTTCTATTTTACCTGCTTGGTCAAAATAAGTAGCTTCTAATCCTTTGTTAGCAATATTAACGCTCTCAGGTGCGTTGAGTACTGAATCACGTAAACGCAATACACTTAACTGAGTGCCTTTGTCATCGTGCAGAGAGAACTGTCTGAGTACATCAATACTTTCCTGAAGGTCATATGCTTCTTTAGTCATTAGACGTTCAGCAAGGTTTTTAGAAATCTTATTAGCTACATCAATAAGCTGGCCTAAACGCTGCTCGTCTGTAGCTGACATAATACCAATAGAAAAATCATCTGCAATATCTTTAACTACATCTGGACGATGTGTTATGATAGTGTTTAGAGTATTCATATCGCCAGAGTCAATAGATGACCAAATAGCAGTACGAGTACTATCTTGGTAGAACTGCTTATCTTTACCGTATACATTATCAGGAATAACGCTAGTAGCATCTTTATAAGTATTACGACCTACAGCAATAGCAATATTCTTCTGTAAGCCACCTTCTGCTCGTCTACGTTCAGAGTCGTACTTGCTAGGGTCAATAGCTCTAATATCTGCTAGGGCTTCATTACGAATACGGATACCGTTAGGGTCAGCAGGACTTAACAGAGTAGAGTCAATTTTTCCAACTGCATCGGAAATCAGACGCTCTTTAACTTGGTCATCAAGACTATTTAATACTGCTCGTCTAGCTGTCATTGCTTCTTTCATAGGGCCAGATTGTGAGCCAAAGTACATAACTGAATCATTAAATACTTTATCCATCTCAGCCAAATCTGCCTTGATAGCTTTATATTCATCTACTGTTTCTACAGAAGAAAGAAGGTCAATGTTGCTTTCTAGGTTTGAGTACATAAGTGCATCACGTACTCGTGGGATAGGTAGCCTACGTTCTTCAGCTACACGTTTAGTATATTCTTCCAAGTTAATTGGGATACCAAGACGTACAGCACGTTGGTGGGCAACTGTGTATTCAGATGCAGAAACACCTACTAAACGGTCTACACGCTCTCCTTCTGCTTTTACAGAAGCACTACCAAGACCATACTCTAGTACCGATAAAGCACCCTCTCGGAAGCCTGTTGAGTACTTGTTAGTATCGCCTAGTTCTTTTAGCCTACCTTCAATAGCAGCGACCTGTTGTTCGCCATCCATGCTACTGATTTCACCCATAAAGCGTTTAGCATCTGCTTTAGCAACGTGTGCATCCGCAGCGTTCTTTACGTCAGCTAGTGGCTGTGTTAGGTCTTGTTGAATTGTTTTAGCTACACCTAGAAAATCAAACGGTTGGTCTGATTTAGATTGAGCAGCAGCGTCAGCGATGTCTCCTTGAGCCTCTGCGACTTTGCTATAATTTGCCTGTACCGTAGTAGTAGACTCAAAGCCAAATAGTGGACTATACTCTGCCATAATTATTCCTTATATTTTGTTATCCTTGACCATTAGATGCGGTCAAATCCATAATGTTTGTTTGTAGTTTCTGTCCTGTATTAGCGCCCTGTATCAAGTTGCCTACTGCACCTGCCGAACTTGGCGTAGCAATAGAAGAGTAAGAAGATACACCAGCCAGAGAAAGTAAAAACTGATTGTAGCTTTTCTCAGCAGCGGCATTAGTTGCGTTAGTTGCTTTATCTCGGTTGTCAGCGATAGCTACAATTTGAGAAGTTGTTTTGTCTTGCATTTGGTTTACTACTTTACTAGCTTGTGTATAGAAAGTAGTTAGTTCCCTAGCCTTAGAGATACCAGCAGTAATGCCTTCACTCTTAGCTTGTATTTTACCTTCAGCTACTTTAATATCCACTTGAGCTTCACGTACCGTAGCACCACCAGCTCTTTCAGCTTCAACAATAGCGTTGTTTGCAAGTTCGTTGTTAATAAAATTTGTTGTTGATAAGGCATCAATATCAGCGGCAAAAACATCACTAGACGCTTTCATACGTGCTATTTTATCTTTTGTCTCATACTCTAACTGTCGGATGTAAGCCCTACTGTTTTCGTAGTTTTGAGCTGCGCCCACTAAAAGGCCGATACCTGCTCCCATAAAATCCATATATGCCTCCTATCCGTTTTTAATCATATACGCTTGTCGTTTTGCTCTGTTAGGTGTTTGTCTTGCCCACAGAGAATCAAGCATCTCTACAGCAGCGGTATCATAATCTTTACGTTCCATTGCTGCAATAAACTTTTTAAATTTAGCTATACCACCGAAACCCAACTGGTACACCATAGAAATAATAACATCCTGTCGTGTAGCGTTAAGGTTATCGTACCATCTGTACTTAACTCGTAACTCTGTCTCAATCTCGGACAGACGTTTAGCCAGTATCCAATCAGCTTCCTCTTCAGTAATATAGGTAAATCCAATACCGAATGTAGGTACGCCTAAGGTATCGAGGTAAGGCTTCTCACGGAAGCCCTCCTCTTCTTTGATAAAATCAAATGTAGTCATTAATTCTTCCCTTTCTTTATAGAGGAAGCCAAGCCGCCTCCAAAGTAGAAAGTCATAATCATAATGACTATCTCTCCTAGCCACATACTATCTGCAAATTCTCTTGCTGCTTGTACGTTCTCTATAGGTATAATACCATACAGTTGTCCTAAGACACCATTCACAAGTATGAATAGGAACGTACCAGCAAAAGAAAAAGCAAGGTAGCGTTGTGCTAGTTTAAAGGGAGCGTAGGCTTTCATTAATTCAATCTTAGCATTAGCTGCTGATTCTCTGTCTTTACGTATAATGTCTGCACTCTCCTCATCTGAGGTATACAAATCATCAATTAGGTCAAGACCTTTTTCTACAGCTTTACCGCCAAAAATATCCCAGAATGCCATAATATTTCCTTTGTTATTTATCTGCTTTACTATCTATCTTAGCTTCGATATGGTCTAGCTTTTCAAAGAGACGAGATAGTGTGTGATGGAATTCATCTTTCTTGATATACTCACCAGCGACAAGAATCTCAATACGAGATACCTTATCAGCCAGTGTAGAATCAGCCTGTTGGAGTTTAATCAAACTATCCCAGATAATTCTCATAAACCAGCCCCCAAGAAGCATTACGCCTCCCATAGCCACGTTATAGAGTTCTTGGTAATCCATATTTAACCTTTGTTTAGTTGTGCCTGACCGTTTGCATTGTCATTTCCTTACACTTTTTGTAAATGTTATTAATCTGTTGCTGCTGCTCATCAGTTAGCCAAGAAGGTATTGCTCGGTAACGTCTATAGCGATTTCTAACTGAAGCCTCTTTATTGTTTATATTAAGTTGTCCAAAGAGCTGTCTGTGCTTGTCCTGCTAATTTCAATGCTTCCTTTAACTCTTCTCTTGTTACCAAAGCAACTGAGTTATCTGCTAGAACCCAGTGTGTTGTCTCTAACGTATCACTTGATACAACCGCTCTAGCCATTCTACTTTGAGATATTTCATCCCCATCGAATTCTTTACCTGAAGACGTAGTTACCGTCAAACCGTTCATACCAGCAGCTCTAGTTTCGTCTTTAAGTAATTTAGCGTTATAGGCAATTTCTTCAGCAGAAAAGGCTTCCGTAGTGTAGTTTTGTTCAATACTTGTACCTGTGAACACTAAAGGTAATTTGACTGCACGTTCATTAGCACCTAGCGTAATTGTATTATCAACCACCTCATACCAGCCCAGAGCCTCTCGACCTGCTGTATCTAAATCCTCTAACCATTTGCGAGGGTAGGTTGTTCCATCGTCTCCTACGAATGATTTTGGAAAATTGTTATATGCTTTTAATTCTGCTTTATGTGCTTTCATATGTGCTCCTTAACTTAACGGGTTAATGGCAAAGGAATATACTTGCCAAGAGTCGTAGCCTTTCCCTGAATTATTAGTCCATGTATAGGTGTCAGAATTGCTGGATTTAGCATCTGTATCTGCTCCATTGTGAGCAAACCTATTCTGGTCTGGGTGTATTACATCATATCTTTCTGTTAATCCTGTTGGTATCGTATTTTGGTTTATTGTGTAACCAGCATCGTCATCATTATATATAATGCCACTACCCGCAAAATGTCCTTCATCTGCCGTATTGGTAATAGACTTGCTTGTGCCGGAAAGCCACTGTGTTCCAACAAGCACATCACTAAAACTCAAGGGCGTAGTTTGGTTCACATTTTCAAACATCCAACAAGCACTAAATCCTTCGTCCGGTGTTCCTGAAAAATTATGGTCAATCGCATATGTTCCATTGGAAGATGGTAATTCAGAGTCCAACCAATAAACTAAAACAGAGGAGGTAGCTACTCCCGCATCTGTTGCGCCTGACTCAGCAATCGTACCTGAAACTCCATTAAATGTAACGGATGAAGTTGTCCGTACAGACGCATCTCTAACTCCAACAATGGCTACCAATAATCTATTTGAACCCGAGGCATCATAAAGAACATTTATGTTATTAGCAAGACTGGCAGAGTCACTTTCAAAACTCGTTAATGCTACTGGAGGACTTAAACCCCCTCCCCCTCCCTGCACACCACAACTAAATACACTCATAGCTAAGCTCCTACGGTATGAAGAGTAATACCAACGAAAGTTAACGCTGTAGTTGCGTGTGCATAGAAAGTTAACACATCATACCTGCCAGCTACGGTAGATAAAGCAGGCGCACCATTTCCACCAAATTTCCAGTAACTACTCCACGCCAATGTTCTAGGTGCTCCGGAATGATAAACCCTTAGGGTATACCAGTTTCCTGCCTTAATATTTGTTGGATTACCCATCGTTCTATTAGCAGACAACGAAACAATAGCAGATGGGCTCGTTGCCATGTTCCAGTTAATAGTTGCAGCATCAGTTAACGTGACACGGTTATAACTCTGTGTTCTTGACCAGTCTGAGGCTGTAGCCAATCTGCCAAAAGCTGTACTATCAAACCCATCTAAAGTACCTGCATCCACATTGAGAGCATCAATGTCAGCTTTGGTCTGGTCAGCTGTAGCGTTAGCTTCTATGCCATCTAACTTAGCACCATCAGCCGCAACATCACGACCATCTACTGTTCCTGTGACAGCAATGTTGCCTGTTACAACAGTGTTGCCTGTTACAGTTGCTTGTCCTTCTGCTAAATTAAGAACAGTAGTTAAGCCCGTAGCAGCGTCTTTTGTTACACCACTTTTAACCTCAAAATTCATAGAAGCATTTACTGTATTGTCAGTATTAACCTCAATACGAGCTGCATTACCGCTCTGCTCAGGTATGCCTGCGAGGTGATTAAATGCTATGTTAGCATTGCCATAACCATCATTTACTGTCAAGCTGACTCCACCACTGCCAGCGCCTGATATAATATGTGATGTTGTTTCAATATTTCTTGCCGTTAGTGTGTCACCAACATCTAAATCACCAATAACTGTAAAGTCAGAATTTGCGCTGCTAATAGTAGCTACGTTCTCAAAAGCATTGATTGCTACAATGTCACCAGCAGTAGCACCTACCGCTAGGACAACCTTTAGACCATCTGGTTTAGAATAGTCTGTTTCAGCAAGGCGTAAACCATTAAGGTATACGTCTACTGTTGTGTCATATACACAAGCAAAGTCTGTCTGACCAGATGTAGCTGTGTATTCATACTGATTTACCCCCACATCTGTAGATAGGGAGTTACCTATATAAGCCATATTACGCCTCCTGAGAAGCCATCATCAATATCAGTTTGACTTAATGGAGCTGCGCTAGGTATACAACCTGCATAACCCATAATACACCTCCTTAAGCGATTTCTAGTACACTAAGTACCATATCAACAGTTTCATCTGAAGATACAGAGATAGTGTCACTAGCTTCTACTACAACCTTCTGGTCACCACCAACTGCTACCAATGCACCACCTACGGGTACAGGAGCATCTTTGACGATGTAGGCTGAGTTTAATTTAATTGAAACTTCTGCTGGGTTAGTACTGGTGTTAGCAATAGACAACCCAATCACAGTAGTTTGTGCGCCAGATGCACCAGTAAACACTACAGCTTCTGTAGTAATACCCGTACTCTGGTAACTTTTAAATGTGTTTGCCATTTATAATTCCTTATCCTAATGCGATTGACATTGCTACTGCAACACCAATAGTCTCGTATTTGTTATCTGATGCTGTCTTACTGTACACATCAGCTTCCTTAGCTACTGGGTGTCCACCTGCTGTAGACCCGTCATGTACAACAACGGTATCCTTGTCTGTGTCTACGGTAACTTCACCAACAGCACCTGTAAAGGTACTATGTTGTGTAGTAGTACCTCGTCTAAATTGTATTTGTTTTGCCATTATAAAGCTCCTAAATCTAATGAGAATCCATCTTCATCTATCATAGTATTGGCGTTGTAACCTTGTACAGTAACACCAATAGCAGCAGAGTAGTCACCCCAACCGTATGCTGTATCCCAATTGCTAACCTGAGCAGATGTAATACCACTAGCTGTACTTGCAGTCCAAGTAGAGGTGTCTAATTTATCTGTCCAGTTGTTAGCTAAGTATGTAACGTCTGTGTCGATTCCAGCTACTGTAGTAACGTCTGAATCAATAGCAGCTACTTTAGTAACATTAGCATTGTTAGTAGCCACTGTAGTTACATTGGCTGAAATACCAGCAACAGTATTAACATCAGAAATATTACCAGCAACAGTATTGACATTAGAAATTGCTCCACCTACGGTATCGACATTAGTAATGCTATTAGCAACTGTATCAATCTCTGAGGTAGCCTCATTTAAGTCATTAGCTACAGTCTCAATTTCTGAGATAGCTTCAGCTAGGTCATTAGCAACAGCTACTACTTCTGTAATATTATCAGCAACAGTAGTTACCTTAGTAATATTATCAGCAACAGTAGTCACCTTAGCATTATTAGTAGCAACAGTAGTTACATCTGAAGAGATGCCAGCTACGGTAGTCACATTAGCGTTATTGCCAGATACAGTAGTTACGTCTGTGTTTATACCTGCGACTGTAGTTACGTTAGCTGAGATACCAGCTACTGTGGTTACGTCTGTATTGATACCAGCAACAGTATTAATATTAGTACTATTACCAGCCACAGAGGTCACATTAGCATCGTTGTTAGCTACGGCAGTTACGTTACTCGCAATACCTGCTACGGTAGTAACATCGCTGTCAATACCAGAAACAGTGTTCACACTAGATATACTGCCCGCTACGGTGTTTACGTCCGTAATGTTATCTGCTACAGTCTCGATGTTAGAAATGCCCGTACCGCCCGTTACAGCGTCTGTGATAGACCCTGCGTCTGCTAGGTGCTCCCAAGCATTAGATAAGTCATTACCTACAATGTTTACATTACCGATATTATTAGCAGTAACTTCAATCTCAGATACTGGTTCACTAAGGTCAGCAGCTACGACATTAACATTATGAATGCTATCACTAACATCATTTACATTGTCGATGTTGGTTGCTACAGTAGATACATCAGCAATATTAGGTGCTACAGTAAGTACATCAGCAATATTAGGTGCAACATCATCAGCAACAGTAGTTACATCTGAAGAGATGCCAGCTACGGTAGTTACGTTACTCGCAATACCTGCTACGGTAGTAACATCAGCATCAATACCAGCTACTGTAGATACATTACTATCAATATTAGCAACAGATAGTACATCATTAGCAATACCCGATACAGTAACAATCTCATCTGAGATACCCACAAGGATAGAGAAGTCATCAGCTACAGCAACAGCAGACTTAACATCTTCGATATTGTTAGCTACAATGTGTACATCGTCTAGATTATCATATGTTAAGAAAGCATAGTCAATGTATGTATCTAGCTCTTCTGGAGTAGAAGCTACCCATACAGTAACGTACTTACCAGCTTCTGGAATAGTATCCTTATAGAATACAATGTTGTTATTAAATAGTTCCCAATCAGAAACAGGGGCAAGTAATGCCGCCCGTTCTGTTGAGGAGACTGGTAGCTCTACATCATCACTAATATAAACCCTACAATACTCTGAGCCTTTGATAATAAACTCTGTAAGGAAGTAAGGTGTTGAGCCATCAGCTACAAAATATTTCTTTGAAATCATGTGTGCCTCCTTACATTCTCAAAGCTCGTTGGAAGAAGAGAGCTTCTACGTCTACGGTTGATAATTCAAAGCCAGTTGTGGGGGCTTCGTCATTGTTCTTAATTTCAATCTGTACATCGTTAGAATTACTCATAACTGAGATTTTATCATCGTCATAGTAATCACGAACATACAATGGGTACGCATCTTTCCATACGTTAGTATCATCCCACTCACCTGTGTCATCCCAGAAGCCAGATTTAATCATCCAAGCAGATGTGTCTGGGTTAGTTGAGAACTTACGGTTATAGATACTTGTCATATAACGACTGTTATCTTTAGTCGATAGCTGGATAGTACGTATTTGTGTACGTCCACGGTTAGTACCATTACCCTTTGCATCCTTAACATGGAACTTAGACATCTTGATACTAGAAGTGTAATCACCATAACCTTCGTCTTGGTAAGTAACAGCAGTAATATCGCCCGGAATCTCCAGAGACATCTCAAGAAGCTCAGTAGAGCCATCGTCTTCTACACCATGTAACACTAAGTTGTTGTTAATGATAGCCATGTTAATTACATCAAACCCAAATGTCCATTTATGGAAAGCATTCTGGGCATCCTGACCACCTTTAGTAAACGTATTTAGTACGTAGATAGTATTAGGTGTCTGCTCTGAATGTACAAAGACATGACCTAGAGTACTGTGTCCTACAACCTGACTTACGTTATTAGGTATATACGATGGTATGTGTGATGTTAGGTGTTCAGCTTCTGTAGTCTGCAAACCTTCTGTTAGACGGTACGCAAACAACTGGCTGTAACCACCAGACTCAGAGATAAAGTATACCTTATTAGCAATTGCAGTAGCATTAGAGCTGTAGGTATAGTTAGATGCTGTGTTGATAGTAGCGTTGCTAGGAGTCAATGGACCTTGTGTAGCAGTAGTAAGTACAAACTGTGAGTCATCCGAGAATAGGATAAGTACACTAGCTGTAGATACCGCTTTACGTAGTACAGTAACGTCCGTAGTAGCTACGAACAAATCAATAGGGTCATCATCAGGTAAGACCTGTGCCGTAGTAGCAAAGAAGTTACCGTAGTCTGCTGTCTCTGACAAACAGATAGAGTTCTTAGTCAAGAATCCTAGACGGTTCTTGTGGAAGAAGATGTTTACAATCTGTTCACCGATAAAGCTAGGGTTCTCCAGAGTTACATCATCACCAGCACGTTTAGTTTTCCAGCCTACATCCTCTACTTGGTCAGCAGTTAGCCCTGCTGCGATAAGTGCATCGTACTCATACTCTGAACATACAAACTCTGTCAATGACTTACGTACAATAACGTGAGGCATGGTGGCAGGTTTAAGCTCAGTCTTGATGTTAGGTGATACACACTCTGACCATTCCTTGTCAGCAGCATCGTACTTCATGTAGTAATCATCGTACTCAGTAGCAAATGCGCCTGAGATTTTGATAATCTTATCCCAAGTAACAGGCATAACTGTTGGTAAGTCAGCAGCATTATCAATAGATTTATGAATCAGCAAGCTGGCTTCTTTACCAAATGTATCATCGTATTCCCAATCTAGGTTTACGTTGTCTCCATACACAAATGTGTCTGAGGAAGACAGCCCACTAAATTGATTAGCCATCTCTGTTGCAATGTCACTAGCAGTAATTCTATCGTACTGAGTAACACCACTACGAGTGTCTTTAAGTGCTTGTACAGTTCTTGATACGCCCGGATATTTAAGGGTGTACTCGTAACCTTCTAGTCGAATACCTGCGTTAGTAGTAGATGCTGTAACAATATTCTTATTATTAAGTGTGTTAGTTGTGTCCGATTTATTGGCCGTTTGAATAGCTACAGTTTTCTTAATCCAGTACACCATACGGTCATTCAATGCCGCTAGGTTTTCGCCTGATTGTTCTGCTGTTACTGGATTCATTGCAACAGTCTTAGTCTTGTTTACAATGAAAGTATAGTCACCGATAGTAACTGCTTCAAATGATTCTTTAGGTGTGCTGCCAGCAGGTACAGTAAAGTATGCTTTGTAGCCAGAGGAAATCAATGCCCCTGTATTAATGTTATGTGTATACCAATTACCGCTACCATCAATCTCAATAGCATATTGTTCAGTACCAGTGCCTCGGTCATATGTGTATACAAATGATGAGTTGTCTAGTGCAGTATAGGTATGTGTGATAGCAGAGACAGGGTTACGTCTAATAACGCCTCGTGCGATACTAGGTACGCAGTTCTCCATCTCTTCTACTTGTGTTTCAAATCTTGCTTCAGTAAACTGTTGAGAGACACCAGCTACTAAGTTGGGGATGGTATGCGTAACTAGGTTACTATTTTTTACAGCCATGTGTTACCCCTTCAAATATGAGTTTGTATGTCTGCTCAGCTCTTTAGCTCTAATGTTATAATCTTGATATTGCATATGCTCACGTTGCATATTAAGCAGAGCATCTTGTTCATCAATCTGAGTGAAGTTAGCCAGCTCAGGTGAGCCAATCACTTTCTGTTGGAACTTACGTGCAGAGCGCATAGCTATATATACGTATGCGTTAGGAGGTAAGTCCTCATAGTCAACCAACCAGATAATGTCTCCAAACAATTCAGTTACATCGTCCTCTAGTTCAAACGAAAACTTCTGCTTATCGTAGATTCGTTTGCCACGTAGAGTGTATCGTTTATCATATAAGTCTACACGAAGTACGTTAGCAGGTAAAGTAATGAAGTTGTCGGTTGGAACGAATCGGTAGTTGTAGTCGGTGTTAAAGTACCATCCTCTGGATTGAGTTTCAATCATTGTCTCTTCAACCATTCGTCTAGCTACATCGCCATCTTCACCTGTTTGAATGTCAGTAATCAAAGTACCAGTAGGATATGGCATTTCACCAATAGACAATAGACAATCATTAATCATGTCCAATTTAGTGTTAGAGTACGTAGTACCATCAGTAAATAAAATTGCCATTATTAATCCTTTGTGTAATAAACTTAAAAGGGGCTACCCCGAAGGATAGCCCCGATAAACCTACTACTTAGATTAAGCAGTAGTTACGATAGCAGCAAGACCAGTTGCGTTCAAACCACCCATACCCAATGCGTAGTAAGAAGTCAACAGGTAACCAAGACGCTCTGGGATGTAGTTAGACTCAGAAGTAATATCCATAGCCTTAACAACACCGAATACGTCTTTAGTAAATACTAGACACTGAAGCTCGTAAGCAGTACCAGTACCAGCACCACCGTCTTGGTCGTACTGAAGAGATGCAGGAAGGTTGTTAGTCCATGCAGTCTTCAAGCCAGCAACCATAGAGATGTTACCAGAATCGATACCACCGTTACCAGAAGTGTAGTCTGCGTTTACGCCACGAGTAGACTGTACAAGACGGTAGTAGTTCTGTGGAGTAGTAACAACCATTGGTTCAGCAGTTACGTCACGCTGGTTGAACAGTGAACGTGCTTCGAAGTAACCTTCTACAAGTACGTTACCTTTACCTTCAGGAGTAGTAGCAGCATCCCATGCAGTGTTTACGTTGATAACACCCGGTGCAGACTGACCAGGACGTGGAGTCCAGTTGTCTTCATCGAACATATCAACCATGCCTTGGAATACAGCTTTGTCGATTTTAGTTGCAAGAGCTTCACCAGCTTGCTTAGCCAACTCACCACGAATCTCGTACTGTGCCAATTTCTCATCCAACTCATCCACGAAGTGTGAGTAGTAGTAACGAGTAGAAACAGTGATTGTTACTTCATCGTTAGCAAGAGTTTGAGTTGAGATTTCTGCACCCGGAGTGTGAGCAGCTACGTTGCTGTCAGAAGCCTGACCAGTTACAATCCACTGTGCTGATTTACCACCAGAGATTGTACGAGTTGATACCATGTCAAGAGCAATGTTCTTAACATCAAATGCTTTCAATACTTCACCAGTGTACAGGGTCAAAGCCGTGCTACGTGAAGCATCTTTGTTAATATTAGTTGAACCGATAGCCATTTTATATTTTCCTTATAATAGCTTAATTAGATATACGTGTCATCATTGACACACCATTTTTGTTTTTACAAACACGTTTTGGGCTAAGTTATCCTTTGTTGTACACCGTAGTATACCCCTCAGGGCTTAGAAGAGAACACGACAGAAAAGGAGAGAAAAACTACCATGCCCTCATCTAAGACCTAAAGAAAAGGATGAACCCCTCACTAGGAGGGGCTACCTTAATTTAGTACCATTTACTCATGTCAGTCTTGAGCATCTTCTGCTCTACCTGTTTACGATACCCAGCATCTTTTTCATAGCGTGGGTCTTTCGCATCTTTCAAGTACTCAGACTTGGTTGCATAACCTTCAGTACGTGTGGACTGAGGCTGGTTAGTGTGAAGTGTTACATCACTAGGGGCATCAGATTTACCTGATGATTGTTTGTACCCCATATACAAGCTGGATAGTACTGCATCCTGTGTTGACCTGTTCCCAGATGCTAACTGGTTGTTAATGTTTTCTAGCTGTTGCTCTGTGAAATTAGCAGCAGCCCATTCAGCAACCTTCTTGAATCCTTCCTGACCACCATAAGGCTCTAGTACAGCGTCTACTTCCTTTTCCCTTTTGTATTTGATGTAGTCAATCTTCTCATCAACAAACTGCTTATTGTATCCTAGCTCTTCTAGTTTAGCATAAGAGTCTGCTGATAGCTCTCCTGTGTTGTCGTACTCTTGTAGGTACTCAACAAACTGGTCAACTGGTACATCTTTACTACCTTCAGGTCGTCCTTCCTCAAGCATAGGATTAACAAACTCAGAATCATCTGCCTCTTCTTGTGCAGTTTCTTTCTCAGATTCTGGTTCATCTTCCTGTTTTTGAGCTTTCATCTTCTCAAGTTCTGCATATGCCCGAGCAATCTCTTCAGCACTCTTGCCCTTGAACTTCTCAGGCATTTCAAATGCTTCTTGGTCAGATGGTAGGCTTACATCAGCTTCAGACTCTTCACCGTTAAGTGTAGCCTGAACTTCTTCTTCATTCAGAACAGTAGACTTTTCTACAATCTGTTCTTCTTGTACTACATTCTCCATTTTTTACCTTCCTTTAATCATTAGAATCTGTTGGTTTAGCAGTAGGTTTCTTTGGAGCTGGCTTCTTAGCCTTCTCCTCTGCTTCCTTTTGCTTCACAACATATTCGTGTTGCTCTTTAAGAGAGTTGAAAATCATTGCTGCCCTCCTTGCTTAACAGCAATCTGTTCCATCTGATTTGCTTGCTCTTGTTGCATCTGAGCTTGCTGCATCATCATAGCTTGTTGCTGCTCCATCTGCATTTGTTCTGGAGACTTAACAACGTCCTCAGGATTCATGCCCAATGCACTAGCTACTTTACCAATGTACTTACCAACATCTAAGTATTGTGATACAACCTCAGGACCAAGTTGACCTAGAGACTGCAACATTACGTTGAGGTTTTGGAAATCTTTCTCACGACTGATAGCATTGATACCAGTTGAAATAGCTGGTGTAGTTACCTTCAGTGCCTTAGGTTCGATTTCATTAAGTAGGAGTTTAAGTAGTGGTAGTTGTAAGTCTTGTGCAAGCACAGAGAATACACCACCAAGTGTAGCCTCAAGTTCGTTAGCAACCATACGTACCTCAGAAGCGGTAGTACGTTCACTGTCTCGAACCTGACTAGAGAATACAAGAAACGCTTTAGCTAGACGTTGTTCCAACGACATCATTAAGTCGTATGGTACACGTAAGTCTGCCGACTTGTTTACCTGTAGAGTAGTAATATCTTTTTCAAGGTCACCTAAGATGAAGTCACCATTGCGAGCATTGTGCAGGTCTTCAATCTTGGTTGAACTTGCTGGACGTAGACCAAAGATAGTCTTAGCTGAAATACCACCACCTTCGACAATCATCTTCGATAGCCCCTCTAGGCTACGTAAGTCACCGAGGTACTGTTCAACCAAACCACGTCCATAGTCTTCGTTTACAATACTTGTCCATCGTAGAGGCAAGTAAGGAAGACTTTCCCTATCGTAGCTCTTGATAGTATCAGGAATTAAAACACCCTCTACTTCTTGGAATACTACGTATTTATTCTTTGATTCAAGAACGATAAGAGTATGTACAGATACATCCTTCTTCTCGCCCTTCTTATCATCAGATGAATTATCTTCTACCAGTTGTAGTACATTCTTAGGCAATGTCTTCTTAGAGATTTTCTCTTCGATTGCCATACGAGTAACATTACCCGAGTAATCACGTTCTACAACGAACTGGTAAGGATTGAATACCTTAAGTCCACTATCCTTCACCTTGTACAACAAAGTGTTACCAGTAATAATAAGGAGCTTCAACGCTTCAAAGAGAGGTACACGTAACGCCTGTACGTTAATCAGTACGTTAATGTCCTGCTCAAGTTTACTCAATTCCTTATCAAGATAATCCAACTCCTCTTTGTCCATACCAAACAAGTCTTCCTCATTCGGCAGGAGTCTAAAGAAGTTACCAGTAGGCGGCAACAGAGCCAGCAAGAGTTTACTTGCTAGGTTGTTTACACTACTTGGTCCTATACTATTGTAAGGTGTATAGAGAGCAGTAGACTCGGACATCGAATCATCTGGGAAAATATACGGTAGTGTTAATTCACTACACTCTTTCCAAGTCTGTTCAAGACTGCTTCTATATTTGTCAAGATAGTTATAGACTTCCTTAGCACTCCCATACTCTTCTTGAAGTTCGTGCTTTTTCATCTATAAACCTTTAAATGTTGAGACCTGTTTCGCCAGAAGTAGCTGCGCCACCTGCTGCACCTGTAGATGCTAGAGGGTCAATACGCAATTTACCTGCGCCTTGCTTCTTCTTACGTACAGTAGCACGTGTGTCTTTCTTATCTTGTTCACCGATAGTAGATGCACCTTTACGAGCAACCAGACCAGTGCCTTCTGCCATCTCAGAACGCTTAGCACTTGCTGCTGCAAGAGCATCTGCCTTAGCTTGCTCAGCACGTTGTTGTGCTTGCTCTTGTGCTTGCTCTACTCGTTTAGGAGCGTCAATAAGAGTTTCACCTGCCAACGCACCTAAACCTGCCAGTGCAAGAGATGCACCGCCTGTAAATGGTGCTAGAGCAAAACCTGCTGCTGCACCTATAATTTTACCTACGCTTCCACCCATAGTTATAATCCTTTCATTAATCGTTTAATTTTATTAACGTGTAAGTTATGTTCTTGGATGCCTATTAAACCATACTCATCGAACAACATACATAGTCCTTTGAGGAACGCCCTGCGTCCTTCCCTAGAGCCATCATGCCATGTGTACCCAAATAACCATAAATCATCTGGTTTGTGTACCATGCCGAAAGCGTCTATAGTTCCATGTTCGTTGATGTGTATGTAGTTGTGGTGTTCACGTTCAAACATATCGTTGAACTCTGACTCCACATAAGCACCTATCTCAATCATTTTTTCTTTAATAAACCAACTTATTGAGTCGTCAACCTTAGTTGGTACAAAAGCTATTGCCATTCTTCGTCACCTCCGATGATATTGTCGAGGTTAGATTTCAATAACCTTATGAGTTCTACCTTTCCTTCTAGCCGTAGCTTGTCATTATCTGACAGTGCATCGTCTATTATCATCTTGTCTGGGTACAACTCATCTAGTACCTTGATTAAATCAATAGACTTACTTGGAATGTTCATTCTCTCTCCTTAAGTATTTATACTATTATACTACTATAGGATACGTATAACACTATAATAGTATAAGTAAGGGAGTTCATCTACCCCCCTATCTATACGTATAGCGTAGACTTGACACATTATCCAAATGGATTATGAAGATGCTGTTTCTTAGGGCAGTGGTGTTCTACGTCACAGTAGTCACACAGCCAAGATTCACAGTCAAATGCAGGTGGTTCATCAGCCAACGCTACTTTAATCTTATTGCTAATCATCTGTTCTGTTTCTTCGATAGGAATTAGCTTAAGTGGTACTTCACTAACCTCTGGGAATGATTCACGTTTAGTGTGTCCCATAACCCATAAGTAAATAACAGCTTCATCTGCTATCTCAAACATATCCTTGAACAGCCAACGGTAGATACTAAGTTGTTCTATCTCTTTGGTGTTTTCTGGCATAGGGTGTGGGTCTGCCTTAGTACCAATGCCAAGGAACTTCTTAGCACTGTACACACCCTTAGTCTTGTGGTCACGTATCTGCCATTTACCACCTTGCCATACCAGCTCATCTGCTGTACCACCAATCGTAGTACCTTCAAACTCCTTGACGTTACTGAATTCCTTTACAACACCTACTTCGTTGTTCTTCTCACAGAACTCGTGCCATGCAGACCCGATAGCAGACTTGAATCCTACTTGACGTACAGTCACATCTTCTTTAGGTGAATGGTTGATAACCCATAGCTGGTAGTTAGGCTTGGTCAGTGCCGAAGCACTGAACCTTGTACCTTTATCCAGATAGGTGCTCTGTAGGAAGCGTTCCTCCATAGAATTAATCATTTGTACTCTCCTGTTTTTTATCCCAACGCTTACGTACATCTTCAGCAGTAAGCCACATATCCTTACCCTTGATGACTTCATTAATCTCACGAGTAGATAAGAAGCCTTGGTAGAGTTGTGTGAATGTTTTCTTCAAGTCTTTGTCGTTGAAGTTTACATACTCCATAATCTCATGGCCTTTACCTTGTGTACCAGTAGAGTAGTTATGAATCATAAAGTGTGTGAAGTCTTCAACCTCTAGCTCATGGCACGATAGGGCTATAATTGTGCCAGCAGATGCCACAGTACCAGTTAATCGTGCCACAACCATAGCCTTTGTACGCTTGATAGAAGCTATAATTTTAAATGCTGAATCAATCATACCACCATATGTATTAATGTGTAGTATAACTGTCTCCCCTTCAGCAGCTTGTTCCAAGATGTAGCATAGTTCGTTGTAGTTAGCTGGCTCAGATATACCATCAGCAACGTAGCAGTTGTAGATACCAAGTGCTGAGTCGTGTGTAATTGGTACTGGTCTGTCCCATACTGGGTGTTCTTTGTTTCCTAGTAGGTCTGCTAGGTTTAGTTGATACGCTTCCATGTTCTCTCCTTAGTAAGTAAACTCACCTGACATACCAGCTACTGAGTAATCAGTAACACGCTTCTCAAAGAAGTTGGCAAGTGAACTGCCGTTAGTAATTTCATCCATCCAAGGCAGTGGGTTTTCATCTACCTCAAAGTTAGGTTTAAGTCCAAGTTGAATCAGTCGTCTGTCAGCAATGTATTTAATGTACTCTTTAACGTCTTCCTTGTCGAGCTTAGGCGGTGCGTAAGTCCCAAACGCAAAATCAATAAATGCAGTTTCCAAATCGACAATCTCACGTGCCATGGAGTAGATGTGTAGTTTGAATGTATCGTTGACTTCCATTGGGTTTTCTTTACACCATGTTCTGAATAACCAACTGTTCCCTTCAACGTGTAACGACTCATCCCTTAAACTCCATTCGTTAATTGTACACATACCCGGATACTTACCGCTACGCTCAAAGTTCTTGAGCATAATGAAGCTACCGAATAGACTGATACCTTCAAGCAAGATACCCTTTGCTAACTTCAATCCGAAATTATCAGATGTTGATTCAGACATATACGAATCTTTATTAGCTGTCTCCTGATGTTTCAGGAAGTCAGTGTAGTAGCTGTCTGGGAAACCTAGTGATTCATTCAGATGGGCGTACCCTTCTTGGTGAATGTACTCACGAGCCATAAAGCTGGTTAGCATACCTCGTACTTCGTTGTTCTTGATACTATTGATAAGAGGTAGATATCCAGCAGCGACATCGAAATCCGATTGGGTAAAGATAGATAGTATATTCTTAATAAACTCCCTCTCTTCAGCTGATGCTTTCTTGTAGTCTTCAACATCCTTGGTCATCTCTACTTCTTTTACAATCCAATGGATGTCTTCAGAGGCAAGCCGATAATCTTCGGCTGCCTGATACTTAAGTGGTTTGTACGTAGTGCTCTTTTCTTGTAACATTTATTATCCTTCACACGCTAGGCAAGAATCAATTGTACCTTGTACACCATCTTGCAATGCTTCTCGTTTAACCTTAACATTAACCTTCTCAGTCTTAGTACTAGCTTCAGTACGTAGGTAGTACAGTCCCTTAAGTGGGTTGAAGTTACCATCAGCAGAGAATGCTCTACGGTGTACATCGTTTACGTATGCCCGACTAGCACCTGCTGGGAAGAACACGTTGACTGACTGCCCCTGACAGATGTACTCCTGTCGTGCCCGTGCCTGTTCAACTACCCAACGCTGGTCTAACTCAAAGGCTGTCTTAAATACTGCCTTAGCATCTTCAGACATCCAGCCAAGCTGTTGTACACTACCGTCATGCTCCATGATTGAGTCCCATACCTCTTTCTTGTTCATACCAATCTTATCTAGGTACGATTCAAGCTGTGGGTTCTTAACCAAGTAACTACCAACACGAGTCTTGTGTGTGTAGCAGTTAGATGCACGAGGTTCTATAGAAGCCGATACCCCAAGTATGATAGAACTATTGGCATTAGGAGCAATAGCCATAAGATGAGTATTCCTGACTCCGTAGCCTTCTGCGTCTGGAGCTTCTCCTCGGCTGATAGCCAATCTCTTAGTTGCTTTATCTGCTTTGTCCTTAATGTTCTTAAAGATTCTACGGTTAGTGCTAACAGCTAGTGCTGACTCCCAAGGTATCTCTAGTTGTTGTAGGTAGTCATGGAATCCCATAGCACCTAGTCCTAGTGAACGCTCACGTTGAGCCGAATACGCTGCCTTATTTAGCTCATCAGGTGCATGAGTAATGAAGAAGGATAGTACGTTATCTAGCATCTCAATCAAGTCACCGATAAAGTATTCATGGTTCTGCCATCCAGAGAACTTAGCTACGTTCACACTAGACAAACAACACACACCTGTACGGTTGTTGTTAGTTGGTAGGTGAATCTCGTTACACAAGTTACTACCGTGAATCTCCAAGCCTCGCTTCTTAAGTGCAGGGTGCATCTTATCGTTAGCTTCATCTAGGTAGTTAATGTATGGTTCGCCTGTACGGAAACGTGACGTAAGAATCTCTTCCCAAATATCACGAGCCTGTACAACCTGTACAACTTCCTTAGAGTGTGGGTCAACCAATGCCCAAGTAAGGTTGTTGTCTACCGCATCAATGAATGCCTTACTAATGTTCACACCGTGGTGTAGGTTGAGGTTCTTACGGTTAAGGTCACCAGTTGGTGTACGCATCTTGATGAACTCAATAATCTCAGGATGGTCTACGTTTATGTACGAAGCGTAGCTACCTCTGCGTGTCTTGCCCTGACGGTATGCCAACATATCAGCATCCGTTGTGTGCATGAAACCTACAGCACCGGGAGTTGTATCTGACATACTACGTACATCTGACCAATGACCTCCAACACCACCGCCTTTTACAGACAACCAGCGTGTCTCTGTAGTGTGGTCACATAGCCCTGCTATGCTATCATCTACGTAGGTAGTGAAGCAAGAGATAGGTAATCCCTTAGGCTTCTCTCCTGCCTTTACAGCGTTGCTCAGGATAGGTGAGCTGAACATAAACCACTGCTTATCAATGTAACCTTTGAGTCGTGTAGCGTGTGCTCCGTTTGTACCGAAACAATCACAAGCTCGCCAGAAGGCTTCATCGACACTCTCACCTTCACGGCAATAATGTTTCTCTAATAATTCTAATGCAAACTCAGTGAGTGCCATTCATGCTTTCCTCTAATTTAATCCATTCGTTAAGATACCAACGGGCTTTCTTTAAGTCTTCTACCCTATCGTTCTTAACCCTCATATACTTTAATACGTTTTGTTTACACGCACCACGAATCTCATCTACTGTGGCGTTAGCTGTGAAGTACTCCCAAGGTTGGATAGCTAAGTCAGCGTAGTGACTACCACCAATCTGTTCTTGTACACTAGCCATTGTCTTCCTCCTTGACAAAGATACCTTGTTCATTGAGGTATCCTTTACGGTCTTTAATATCATCCCAAGCAATCTTTGAACACTCATTCAGTGTAGTGTTGTTGAAACCAGCGATAATAGCAAGTACAACCAAACAATCTCCGATATCATCACGTACATCTCTACCTTTAGCTACGTTATCCGCAAGCTCTCCTACCTCACTAACTAACTTTGCAAACTGGGTAACTGCATTTGAGTTTTGCATAATGCCCCGTTCACTTGCCCAATTCAATACTAAATCATTAAACGTATTCATTCTTTCCCCTTTAACACTTCCATAAGTTTTGTTAGGCTAACAAGTAATAGCTTACTGGACATATTATCTCCACCCATAACAGTACGTTGTGGTAAGTCTTCCATTACTTCTTTGAGTACATCTGTTGGTATCATAATACTAGCTAGTAGTCGGTCATCCTTTACCAGATTCTGTACCCAGATATCTGATGTGGTAGCGTTGATGCCCGAAGGCTTGCCCCAACTCTCTAGCTCTATACAGATGTTACCTGTCTTAGCCCACTTATCTCGTTCAGTCTTAACCTCACAGGTCTTGACACCTTTGAACAAATCATCAATATGTTCTTCCCAATGTTGACCAAACTCTAGGTCAATATCGAACTGCTTGAAGCTACCCTTAGCCTGCGTTGTTGCCATCACGTAGCTCCTGCATTGTTGTTAGTGCTACGGTTGCGATATCGTCAAGGATAGACATCTCTCGTTGCTTGACTAATTCCTTAAACTCATCTGACTCTACGTAGTCAACAACCTCTTCCTCAATCTTCTTGTACTCTTCCTCATCGTCAATAGTACCGAACTTATCTTTGAGTGTGTTAGCTGTTACCCAAGCATAGGCATCTATAGATGTTGCTAGTTTGTTAAATATTTCTTCTTTCTTTTCCTGATTCATAATCTCTCCTTAGTGGGTATCTGCCCAGTTGTTTCCTATCTTAGCTTCGCCATCCAATTGGCAACGCCAGTTAAGTCTTTTCTCTACTACACTCCAGCCATTATTTAAGATGCTTACACATTTATCAACATCTTCTTCTTTAACTTGTAGCTGAAGTTCATCATGAATATTACCTACGTGATAAAACTCTACGCCTGCTTTCTGAAGTTCACCAGTTACGTGTACTAGATAGTACTTCATAATGTAAGCACCAGCCGATTGTAGTAGTACGTTCAGTGCAGCGTGTGGGCTACGTACAAACAGCCTACGTCCAGTTACCCCTATTAGGTATCCTCTTTTCGCAGCTTGTTGCACTCCCTTAACCAGCTTATCAAGTCCTTTAGTCTTTGCAAGGAACTGCGTCTTAAGTCTCTTACCGTCTGCGCTAGTGCCTTTAACAATCTCACCAATCTTGGCATCCCCTGCTCCATACAGAAAGCCATATATGAAAGTCTTAGCGTTATCCCTAGTAGGCAACCCCGCAGCAATTTGGTTAGCTGTGTGTATATCTTCTTCAATGAGTTTCTTACCATACTCTCCTCCATCATGTTTAGCTAGGTAATGCGATAGTGTACGTAGCTCCAAACCACTAGCATCACAACCTACTAGCTTGTAACCCTTAGGTACACAGAACAAGCTACGACTCTCTACTCCTTTGAACGCCTTAACTGATGGCACTTGAGACATGTTAGGGTTGCTGTGAGTGAAGCGACCAGTAACAGCACCGAGAATGTTTGCACTTCCATGTATCCTATTGTTGTCCCTTACTTGTTTGAGCCATGAGTTATCTCCTTCTGCTAGTTGTCCAAGAAGTTTCTTAACCTCTTGGTAATGTAGTAGTGGAGTAGCGAACTCCTTATCCTTAAACATCTTCTTGAGTGACTTAGCATCAGTACGTGGTGTACCTTTATCTGTCATCCCCCAACGCTGCTTACCAAAGTAATGTTCAATGAACTTGTGTATGTGTTGTCCTGAACCGGGGTTGAAGGTTAAGTCCTCGTAGTATCCCCACTGTGGCTGCCCGTCAATGATAAAGGTATCACATCCTAGTGCCTCTTGCCGTAGCAATGCCTGTGACTTTGTACCATCTTTCTTGTACGCAGTAGTTGGATACTTCTTAGGTACAAAAGACTTGATAGGTTTGAACACTTCATGTAACTCACGTTCAGCATTATCCATCTTGTCTAGTAGTTCTACGTGCAGTGCTTGTGCAGCCTTAACATCGAATAACCATCCATTAAGATGCTGCTGGACAATGATTGTCTGTACCGCTTGCTCTAATTCTAGGGCAGTATCAGGCAACCATTGCCCAGTCTTACGCCTAAGATGCTGTAGAACCTTAACGGTTACATCAACATCTCGTTTACAATACTCATCCATCTCTGGTGAGTACTTTGTCCAGTCGGAATGGTCGCCCTTGGGAAAGCCTAAGCGTTGCCCGTAGGCGTTGAGGCTATGACTGAATGAAAAATCTGCATTGTAGTAAGCTAGTCGTGATAGGATAAGTGTATCTACAATGTTTATATCTTCACGTATCTTTAGGCTTGCCAGTTTGTTAAGTGCTGGTATGTCGTACCCAATGATGTTGTGTCCTACTAGCGTATCCGCTTCATTAAGATACATCACCATCTCATTTGCCGTTAAAAATTTTTCATATTTTTTCGACTCTAAACAGTATGTCCAACCAACCCAGAACTTATCTACATCTAGCAATAGTCCGTTTGTTTCAATATCGAATACAATTGTCTTAGTACTCCGGTGTTTCATCCTCAAATATCTCCCCTTTAATCTCATCAGGGAGTAGTCTACCTTGCTCTTTCACGTACACAGCACCACCCATGATGCCTGTCTCGCCACCCTCACGGTCTTTGAGGCAACGAATGATACGCTTATTGCTGTTCTCAGCATCTTGTTGGTTGCCTTCGATACCGATAACGGAATCTGACAACTGAGCAATACTACCACTACCCCTCAAATGTGCAAGTCTTGTTTGTACCCCATCCTCGTGTCCTTTCTCGCCCGGTGGACGTTTCAAGTGTGACACTAGAATCATGCCTACGCCTGTTTCTTCAACTAGGGAACGTAGCTTAGTCATAAGTACGTCTATGACTCGTCTTTCATTATCCCCCATATCATCCAGACCAGAAACAACGATACTGATATGGTCAAGGATGATGAAGTCACAACCAGCACCGACAGCGAGGTATCTGAGCCTGCTAAGGAGACTATCACTATCAAGTGACCCAAAGTGATTATATAAATATAGTCTATCAGTTCCGATAACCTCTTGATAAGCCTCTCTGAGTTTCTTCTCATTACCTTCTCCTTCTTTGAACTCATGCCAATGCTTTTTCTTGATTAGCTGTTCATTTAAGTTGATACCTATGTATGCTCGTTTAGATACGTTGTTGTTCTCCTCAAGAGCAACGTGTCCTACGGTCAAGCCGTGTCTCATAAGCAAATCGTAGCCAATCTCACGAGTTAGTGTTGATTTACCCATACCAGAGCCAGATACAATAGTAGTAATTGCTCCTTTCGATACCTCTAACTTAGTAAAGGCTGTATCGTACACTGCATCAGAGGTAATGTCCTCAAAGAAGGCATCAAAGCCACCTTCATTAGCATTAACGATACCACTTGGGGTATATAGCTTGGTTTCGTAGTAGTATTTGATAACACCCTGCTTACCTTGCTTCTGTAGTAGCTCATTGAAGTCTTTGTACTCGCCTAAGTCTACTGTACGCACTTTACCCGGAGTAAATAGGCTACTACACTCCTGAATAGCCTTCTTACCTGCGTCATCATTATCGAAAGCTAGAAGTATCTCGTCATACGAGTTGATAAATTCTAAATGTTCCTTCAAATCCCTCTTAGCTGCTTGCGCTCCGTTGTTTACAGAGATGATAGGATATTTCCCACCTAATGCTTCAGCAATTGAGAGACAATCGAGTTCCCCTTCGGTAATTACGATTCTCTTGCCACCACTACGCCACTTATTCATACCAAACGGTACAGCAGCCTTAGCGTTGCCCTTCCAAGAGAAGGTTTTGTCTTTGTAACGGAACTTCTGTGCGACTAAGTTACCGTCTACATCATAATGGTTGATACAATGTACGCCAACTGGTGTTTTGTAATACCCATACTGCTTAAATATCTGAGGACTAATACCTCGTACACTAGCAGTTATAGGTAGTGTGTCTACTTGTTGCCACGTCTCGTCTTTAAACACTTCAGCAGTCTCTCCTTCTTTGTAATCTTCGTGTACCCATGACTTATAACAGGAAAAACACTTCATCATACCTTCCACTTCTGCGTTAGGTATCATGCTTGCTGCATCAGAACTACCGCAATGTGGACATTCTACGTGTCTAAGCATATCACCCTCACTTCACACCTTGGGTTATCTATATCGACACCACCAAAGATGTATGTTACTTTATCGAGATGCTGGTAGTTATCGTCTGGTACATTACCATTCTCAACTAGCGCATCACACACATATTTATCTATGACACAACAGACATTACTAATATCCCTCAACCTTTTATCAGGCAGAAATAGTTTATATTGTATATTAAACTTATCATATTGGAAGTTTAGTTGCAGATTGTAAACAATTTCTTTCATTGCCTTCTTTAGATTATTGTTCAAATGGAACGGCATATTCCTGTACAAGTTGAGGTTAAGATACTGTTTCTTTTTCTTCTTAACCCCAACTTCGATGAACAGGGGAACTTCAAAATCTGTAAACCTGTCTAAGATTTTTTCAGTATTTTTCAGTTCCATGGATTTTAGTACTCGTCATCACCATCAGTATCGAATGGTACATCTTCACCCGACTCGTTATCGAATGGGCTAGAGTTACCGCCTGAGTATTCCACTAGGTCAATAACCTGTAGTGCGTAGAACTGTAGCGATGCGCCTACCATCTTAGTAGATGCCATGTAGTATGGTGAGATGATGTATGCAACACCAACTGTAGAACCATTACCTACTAGCTTGTTCCAGCCCTCTACGTGGCTACCCTGAGCGTTATAAATCTTAGGTGGTGTGTTAGGTGTACCGTCAGCCTTAGAGCCTTTACGCTTGAACTGTACGTACTCAACGCCTTCATTGTTTTCTTTAGCAATGTCAGCAACACCATTAACCTTCTTACCAGCAGCCTCAACCAATTCCTTAGCCTTCTCTGCAATAGCCTGTGCTTCCTCGATAACATGACCGAAGTTGCTGTAGATGTCTACTGCATAGTTATCGTACTGGTCAGGCTCAAGAACCTTACACCATTTAGCCTCACCCTTCACCTTACCGAAGTGGCTGAATCTGTCAGTCGAACCATCCTCTTTCTTAACGATAAAGTTGATGCGTCCATTAGCTGCCACAAGTTCCATTGTATCAATGTTTACGTTCATTAGTCTCTTCCTTTTCAATTAGTTTTAAATATTCATATTACATTTAGTGCACTGCTTCATCCTTCTCCTCTGGTTCTACCATACGTAGGTCAGCAAGGACTTCATTGTATGAAATCTCACCGTTAGTTCCAAGTGACACCTGAGTTACCAGATGTACAAGGATACTAAACATTTCCCGAAAGTTACAATTAATACTTGTAACAATATTACCGTCAGTCTCAACGACTTCCAAAAGTTTTCTATCCAACGCTGTCTCCTTTAAAGCGTATAGCGTAGACTTGACACATTAACTGATAATGTAGTCGCTGTCACGCACTTCGTTTAGGTCTAACTCACCGTACTCTGGAAACTCTACCAGACCTTCAGGGTCTAGCTGTTTCTGTATGTTACGTAGTGGGTCAGCCTCCATAACGGCAATGAAGCCCTCTTTGTACTGATGCTGGATAGCATCCCCATCATTAGGATGTACAAGGAAGCAGTCATGGATAACCCCAATAGGCTGCTCCATATGTTCGATACAGTATAGCAGTATGGTACTGTCTATGTTATGTATGAAGTTAGGAGCGATGCTATTTGATTGTCTCCGCTTGTTCAGTTTAGGTACTTCTACGTTCATCACTAACGAACCGTACACTGTCTTCACTCGTTTCTCTTTGAGTGCCAGTGCTGTCTGTCGTACAGGGAAGTCATATAGTACACCATTCCAAGTAGCTGGCTTATCCAGTAACTTACTTATTCCAACGAGGAACTCTTGCCCTTTCTTTGCCCCATCAATTATCTCATAAATAGCTGTATGGTTCAACTGTGTTAGTAGCTTGTTGGCTACCCATCTACTACCTGTCCAGAACTCTTTCCCTTTCAGCGTAGCATCATCAATCATATCCCAAATCTGGTTGCTCATGCCCTGACGTGTAACACTATATGGTACTGTCATCACGTTACGTTTAACAATACTACGTGTTATGTTACCTATCATAGACTTAGCTACAGGTTCAGCATACTCTGATTTAGTAACACCTTCTTTATCAGTGTACTCAATCCACTTACTGTAGTTACCGTTCTTGAGGTGAACGTCTACTCTATCTGCAACCATCTGATAAATGTCATTACGTTTCTTACCGATAACATTAACAGATTCTGCCCCGACCTTATCCCTCAACAAGCCCGAGTACATTTGTATTCCGCTACACGTTGCATCTAGTTGTATGGGTAAGTGTACAGGCTTACCAGCTAAGTGGTCAACCCACGCCATACACGCTGCTAGGTACTCAAACGGGCTATCTGAGTACACCCAACTGCTAAGGTAATCCAATGGATTAGTTCCCACCTTTAGTATCTCTTGCTCGTTCTCATCGAACCAACTGATACGTTCCTCGTACAACTCCTTGTCCTTACCGTACACGTTAGCTGTATGTATCTTGAACCAACGTATACCAGTAGCATCTAAGTGTCTGCCTTCTGCGAACTCAAGCATAGACTTAGTATAGTGCTGCCCCTGAGGTGTTAGAAAGTTTACGTCACTGTACACCCTACCCCTATAGTCCATCATGTATGGGTAGTATAGTGTAGCATACTCCTTCATCCTTTCTGCTACTGCAATAGTATAGATTAGTTCTAATCGTTTACTACCTTCAGCAGTCATGCGGATAGTTATATCCTCCCTCTCCCTGTTGAAGTCATGCCACTTCTCGTAGTCACTCTCCTTGATGAAGTCCTGCCAAGCATACTTCTCTCGGGTAGGTAAGTCACCAAACAGCTTAGGTGCTTTAGGTGGTGATAGTGGGTCAATCATATTATTATCAAAGATATATTTGATTGCCTCTAGTACGCCCGTATTCACCCTCCACGCTGTTTTCTGTAGCTTATTGATAACAGGGTATATCTTAGGATAACTCTGCTTACGTAGGTGTTTACCTACATCCCCAGACTTAACAGTAAACAATGTGCTCTTGCCCTTATAGAACCCACCATCATAGTTGTCAGTCCAATCCTTAGGCTCGACAATCATAGGTAGTTTATTAACTGTACCCATAGGTATGTCACTGTACTCTAGGTTAGTGATAATCTCTTGAGCCTGTGCAGTAAGAGCAATTACATTAACTGTCTTATTGTGTGCTTGGATTATCTTCTTAACCTCAATGATGTTAGCTCCTGATAGCTCCACCAGATTGATTAAGGTAGTACCTAACCGTACCATCAATGCCCTATCGTCTGCCTCTTCACCTAGCTTGTACAACTTCTCAATGTGTTTCTTGATTAGACGTTGCTTATCCCTTTTAGATGCCCGTCTAAACTTATCACCAAGGTATGTATGTAGCTTAGGGTTCTCCTTCTTCAGCCTATTCAATAGATAGATATCACGTAATCTACCAACAATCTGGTTAGCCGTAGTTGTAATAGGTCGGTTGTTAATAGAGTTGTTGATACATAATGTTAGTACAGTATAGCCTACTACTTCCATATCATCAGCTATTAAATGTAATAAATTCTGCACAACTTTCTGGTTAGATGTCTTAAGTTGAGAAGTATAGTACTCATTCAACTTATCCACTACTAACTGAAACCCTAGCTTAAGTAGTACCTGTCCATACATAGTCTCACCAAACTCACCACGTTCAATAGCTTTATGTAGTTCACGTACTGCTTTATTAACACCTTCCTCTGTCTTCTCTTTCTCAAGTAGAATCTGTTCTTCTACAGTTCCTATTTTCCTAGTCATAGTATAATCTTATCCGTCTCATGGCGTATAGCGTAGACTTGACACATTAATCAAATCTATTAAAGAGGAAGAGAGTATTGGCCATGACTATTGGCATAGTCTTCGTAGCTATCAAAGCCCTCAAACATATTATCTAGTTCTAGCGTCTCAGCTTCCCACTGTAGCTCTTTTAGATACGACTTGTTGTGGAAGTATAGGTAGTTAGCTAACTCACGAGGAGACATAACTCTGAGCGTCTCATCAATCAAGTCAACTTGTGTCTCAAAATAATACTGTGTCATTATTCAAACCCCTTTGGATATTTCTTATGTTTAGCCTTGATGTAATCACCTACTAGACCTGAACGTACAATGTCATTCTCATCAAAGTAGTTGAAGTCAAAGCGACTCGGCATCTGCTCAACAACTGATAGGAACTTCTCAATGTTCTTATCGCTGTGCTTGGTGAAGTCTCGTTGGAGAATATCACCGCAGATTATAATCTTACTATTATGTCCAATACGTGTCAACACTGAGTCAGCCTCGTGTGCTGTCATGTTCTGGAACTCATCAACAATAACAATACTGTTATCAATGGTAAGCCCTCGGATGAATGATGTCAACATGAATCGAATACCATCATGCTTGGTAAGGATACCATAGGCATCATCACGCCCGAACAATTCACTACACACCTTGAAGTATGGCAGCTCGTACACTGCCCCCTTCTCAGCCTCATCCCCTTTCAAGAAACCAATGTCTCGTGTCGGCACTGCTGAACGTACAATAACAACCTGCTTATAATCACCCCCTTTCATAATTTCTTTGAAGGCTTGGTAACACGCCATGTATGTCTTACCTGTACCTGAGTAGCCCAACAACAACTGTGATTTGTCCGTTTTATAGTTCTCAAAAAACTGTGTTTGGTTGTCAGTTAGTGGAGAAATATCCTTTAGAATCAAGTTGTTATCGTTGAATGCGTTCTTTGCTTTACGTTGTCGTGCCATATTTATGTCCGTTTAAATGTCCGTTATACGTCGAGTCTTTCCAAGTTAACGTATCCGTTTTTTTAGTTTTTAGTTCCGCTTAACGCGCTGTTATATGCCAATTCGTGGCCTTTTAGATAACCAATAAAATCGCCACACCAGTTTATTAGCAGTTCTTTCCCCATAAAAGAAACAGTCATAGCTGGTTCTACAATAAAGCAGATTCCCAAACCGCCAAAACCCACCGATAACCTCTATATCAGATAAGAATTTCATGTCGTTACTCCATTCATGCATCACCAAGGGCGCTTTCAAGCACAGCGTCCGCAACCATTTTATTAATCTGTTCAGGGTTTATATTTACGTTCAATTCCATTATTTTCTCCTAAATACGTTATAACAAGTCGTTCAAAATTGACGGCTAAAAAGCACCCGCCTCTTTAA